TATAAATATACCAATATCTAATAAAATGTGAAAGATTTTTTAACTTCTTCATTTTTATCACACAAATCTGGGTTGTTAGAGTAAGGACAGAAGTGACAATTATGTTTACTTGGTACCTTTTCTAATGCAATTGGGTTGTAAGACCCTTCATCTGTAAACACTTGGGTCAAAAAACTCTCTAATAATTGTGTTGACTTATTTATTTTTACTTTACCAGCTGCTGGTTGGAATTCTTGGATTCGTTTTTGTGGGAAATCTCCACCTTCATATACTTTTCTTCTAGTAATAAAATATTCTACTTGAATATTGTCAATTGGGAAATTGTATTGTTCGGCAAAGAATTTTTTATAAAGAATTAATTGAGACATTTTAATATCATCTTTCTTTTCTTTATCACCCCAACCTCGAGTTGAAGTTTTGATATCAAGAATCTTTATAGTATTAGTTGGTTCGTGGTAAAACACTACATCTATAAACCCATTAAATAAAACATTGTTTAGTTTCTTGATTGGGTTTAAAACAATGGGTACTTCACAACCTACTAAATACCACCCACGTTTTGAAAAATAACTTCCTTTTTTCTTTTTAATGTAATCTAAAATTTGAAGACCATCATCACAAAATTCGGCTAATTCTGCAGGGTTTGAAAAGTGAATATTTTTATTTTTAGTATAAAAATTCTTATATTCTTCTCTCAACGCAGTTTTAAATTCAGTTTCAATATCTAATCTATCAGCCGCTGCACCACTTTCCTCGTAAAATACCGTTAGATACTGTTGAAGAGCGCGATGTAAAGCCGTACCAAATACCGCATGTATACTAGGCTCAAAAACCTTATACCCATCTCTATATTTCAGACCCCAATGATGAGGACAAGTTGAAAATATACTTAATTGAGAATAAGATACAGATTTATGATAGGCATAGTTTATCTCCGGTACAGTTACTTTTTGTAAGTCTTTTAATATTTTAGGGAGTTTTTTAACCAAGGTTTTTTCTGTTTTGGATTTCTCTATCTAAATAAAATAAAGCTTTTTCTAAATCCTGAATAATATTGTCTTTTTTACCTGCTCTGGAAATATATTTGAGTGTGTTACCTAAATTAAAACCTACTTCCCATGCTTCGATTACTTTAATAGCCTCGTATGGGTTATCTTTACCTCCATAATGTTGGGGGTGAATTACTGAAGAGTTATCATCTTCATCCATTATGATTATTCCTTCTCTTTGGTTCATTTCTTCGTATTTTTTTATTGAGTCACTCATTTTAATAACTTTTTTATTTCTTTTTCTTCTTTACCTAACTGTTGTAAAATTGCAGTTACATCTTGTTGAGTTAGTATGTTACAGTAATCTAAAACCTCTCTAGTACTTATTTGAAAGTATTCAGATAATAAACTTAGTACTTCTTTTACATACTGCTGTTTTGTTGGTTTTACATACTTGTTGAAGAATTTTTGTTTGGGTAAAGTTTTACAATAAAACTCATATAACCTTTGTTTTGGTAATTGATGTTCTTGAATCTCGGCTACTAATTCAATATAATTAGGATTCATTGAGATAATTTTATTAATCATAAAATTGTTAAAGATCTCATGCTCCTCGTTTGAAAACGAGGACCATGGCTCTTTGTCATAGGACATTTGTTTTACCCAATCAAAAATTGTTTTAATTTTGGTCATCCTCTAAAATGAATTTGAATTCATCAGGTAAACCATCTTTTAAAACTTCACCTGTTTCAGGATCATAAAATACTTGAATAGGCAATACATTGTCCTCATTAGTACCTGTAATAAATTTAGATACTTTTCTTAGTAAGTACCCTTGATGCCAAATTTTACCACCAGCAGCAGTTAAAATTGGAGTTGTTTTGCTTAAATCTAAGCTCATTTGTGGTTGTTGATCTTCCATCTTTGTTTATTTGGTTGTTAATAATTTTGATATGCAGGCACAGAATGTAATTTCTTTATCAGGTGCCATAATTGATTTGTGTTGGTAATCTGCTATTACTAGAGTAGCAACTGCTGAATCTGTAAATTCATCTGCTCGCTCAAATAATACTCTATATAACTCATTGTAATCTCTAATGTTAGAATCCATTACTAACTGTCTTATAGTAGTAAAGTTTTTAACATTTTTAGTTTTAAGTAATTCTATTACTTGGTCTGATGTTTGTTTAAAATTTGAGAGTGTTCTACTTTCTGCTAATTCTCCGTTTTTAATTGAGGATTGAAGTAAATTCAAACATTTTCTAATATCAGGATAAGTTTGCTTAACAATTCTTACTATATCAGCTTTAGTATAAACAATTCCTTCTAAATCTAGAATTTCAACACATTTAAATGCTACATCCTGCATTGAAGGAGGTAATAATTCAAACATAACAGTTCTAGATTGAATTGGGTCAATAATTCTTTCTATAAAATTACAAGTGAATATAAAACGAGCATTTAAACTATAAGTTTCAATTACATTACGAAGTGCTGCTTGAGCGTTAATAGTTAAAAAATCTGCTTCATCCATAATAACCACTTTTTGTGGTTTAAAACTAGCAGCAGAAACAAACGATTTTACCTTATCTCTAATAGTATCAATACCATTTTCATCTGAACAGTTAATGTAAAGATAATCACAGTTGATGTTATTTACTATCAATTTAGCAGCAGTAGTTTTACCTGTACCTGCAGGACCAGTTAATAGTAAGTGAGGGATATCATTAGAATCAATCCATTGTTGTAAAGACGATTTAAAATCATCATTACCAATGTACCCTTCTAAGGTATCAGGTCTATACTTTTCTGTAAATAAGGTGTGTTTTTTATTGAACATAACTTTTATAATATATGGAGCCTCTTTCGAGGCTCCAAATTTATTACATCATTCCTTGCATAGGATTGACTTCTTCTTTTTTGTCTTCTTTTTTCTCGTAAATTACAGATTCGGTTGTTAGGATTGTACCTGCAACTGAAGCTGCGTTTTCTAAAGCAATACGAGTTACTTTTTTAGGATCGATAATACCAGCAGATTTAAAGTCCATTGTTGATAAATCTTTATAGTTAAGACCATCCCAATTGCTTCCATTTTCTGAGTCAGTTAATTTGGAACCTAAATACTGAACTTCAGTCAAATCGTGTCCTGCGTTGGTTAAGATTCTTTGGAATGGAGCAGCTGCTGCTCTATAAACAATTTTCTTACCATTTATGAAATCATTTGAACCTTCAAAAGTAATACCTTTACGAGCATATAATAAAGCAGTTCCACCACCAATTACAATACCTTCTTCTAAAGCGGCTTTTGTAGCAAATAAAGCATCTTCTACTCTATCTTTTTTCTCTTTAATTTCTAATTCACTATTACCACCTACGTTAATAATAGCTACACCACCAATCATTTTACCTAAACGCTCTTGTAATTTTTCTTTTTCAAATGGTGAACCTGCGTCATCAATTTGTTTTTTAATTTCTTGAGCTCTAGTTTCGATTGCTTCTTCTGATCCTTTACCATCAACAATGGTTGTTTTATCTTTACCGATTGTAGCTGTACGAGAATTACCTAAACATTGTTTTAATGTATTAACATCAATTTTATCAAGTTTATGACCTTTGTCTTTAGAAAGAACTTGACCACCTGTAATAATAGCTAAATCTTCTAAAGCCATTGTTCTACGATCTCCAAATTCAGGTGCTTTAACTGCTACTACATTTACTATACCTCTCATTTTATTAACGATAGACACGGCTAATGCTTCGCCGTCAACATCTTCTGCTACTACTAATAGTGCTCGTTTTTCAGTGTTGGCTAATGTTAAAGCTGGTACTAATTCGTTTACTGAAGTGATTCTACCATTGTAGATTAAAATGTAAGGATTTTCTAGTACAGCTGTCATTGTATTATTATCTGTTACAAAATATGGTGATTTGTAACCTCTATCAAATTGCATACCTTCTACAATTTCAAGTGAAGTCTCACCTGATTTTGATTCCTCGATAGCTACAACTCCATCTCTACCTACTTTTTCTAAGGCAGTAGCAATTAAATTTCCGATTTCTTCATCGTTGTTACCTGAGATAGTAGCAACTTCTTTGATTTGTTGATTATCAGAAATGTCTTCTGTTAGGTTGTTAAGAGCGGCTTTAAGCTCTTCTACAGCAGCATCAATCCCTTTTTTAATTTCAATTGGATTTTGACCTGCACTTACATGTTTTAATCCTTCTTCTAGGATTGCATAAGACAATAAAGTAGAAGTAGTAGTACCATCACCCACTTCATTAGCGGATTTAATTGATACTTTTTTTACTAATTCAGCACCAATTGATTCGATTGGATCTTCTAATTCTTTAAATTCTTTAGCTACAGATACACCGTCTTTGGTTACTGTTAATTGACCATAATCTCCTTTGATTAATACTGTTCTACCTGCTGGTCCTAAGGTAGATGAGACACTATCATTAAGTTTCTTAACTCCTGATAGTAATTTTGTTTTTAATTCTGTTCCGAATGCTGTTTCTGTCATGGTTAGTCTTCTATAACTGATAAAATATCATTTTGGTTAGCAATTAAGTAATCTTCTCCTTCTAGTTTAACTTTGTGAACTCCCATTGGCGGTAACACCACTTTCATTCCTGCTTTTAAATCAATAGGAGCATACTCTCCTTTGTTGTAATTGTAAACTTGGGATACTGCTAATATTTCTCCCATAATTGGTTTTTCATTTCCCATATCTGGGATAATGATGTTACCCACCATCATTTCTGATTCTTCCATGGGTTTTAGAATAACATTACCGTTTCTCGGTTTTAATTTACTCATGATTAATTAAAGTTTTTAAATTGTTTAAAGTTGTTTCTAATTCTGTAA